ACTTAAAGGAAACTGGCGGCACGCGGCCAAACAATTCGGGAGAGTCACATCCCTGGAATTTTAAGAAGACGCCGGAGCAGTCGTCGAACTTATCACCCCTGGGCTATAAAAGTAAAATTTTAAATGAAATTTCAAATTTTGAAAAAAACATACCTGAGGGAGTCAATCTCTCTCAAGCTGCCAACAGTGGAGTTGTATTAGATTATATACCTTTTAGTAAAATAAAAAATATTCCACCTACAACACCATATTCTGTTGCACCCGCACCGGGGGTTGACATTAACTATGTTAAAGCAGTAGTTGCAAAAGGTGGCGCAACGGCTCTAGCAAACTTGTATGGAGTAAATAATGTTAAGGGGATATCTGAAAACTTATTACCTGCAGGAGTTGCTGCATCTGTATTAGCTAATATACCCACATCACAAATTAACCCATTTTCTAATGTTCCTGGTCAATTTAATGCAGTTGATGCCACTGTTATCAAAGACAAGTTTTCTTCTGCTAACTCTCAACTATTTGGATTGACAGGATCAATTCCCATAGTGGATAAAAACTTATTAGGATCAGTAAGTTCTAAGTACGGAAGTTCTGCAAGTGTTAGTCCATTGAATAACCTAGTAAACAATCTAAGCGATCCTAATGCACCTCCGTATACTGGTAGCGATCCTATAGTTAGAGAAAGATTAGGACTACCGGCAATTTCATTAAAATCATAAATTATGGCAGAAGAAACAAGACAACGTGCTCCTTTACCTACTCCGGGTCCATTTCTTGCAGAAGTTACTAACCATCTTGATCCTACTTACATGGGAGGACTTGAAGTTGCTTTAATTAAAGGTATACCTAATTCTACAAAGCTTCAAAGCGAGACTTATATAGTTCGTTATCTAAGTCCTTTTGCAGGAACTACTTCTATTAGACATGAAGGAACTAACAGCAGTGACTTTAATGACGTGCAAAAAAGCTACGGATTCTGGGCAGTTCCTCCAGATGTTGGTACAACAGTCATGGTTATTTTTATTGATGGCGACCCAAATCAAGGATATTGGATGGGATGCGTCCCTGACGTTTTTCAAAATCATATGATTCCTGGCATTGCTGCCAGCAAGCAAGTTGCAGTTACAGAAGAACAGCGTAGAAAATACGGCACAGATTATTTGCCAGTTGCAGAATTTCACAAGGGATCAAAAAAATTAGAAAATCCTAATGTAGAAAGATTTGCTAAACCTATACATCCTTTTGCAGATAGATTAGTTCAACAAGGGTTATTATTAGATACTACTCGAGGAGTTACTTCTAGTAGTGCAAGACGAGAATTACCTAGTGGTGTATTCGGAATAAGTACTCCGGGCCCACTTGATGATAGCCCGGGTGCAAAACGAGGAAAGGTTGGATATACAGGAAACAAACAAGCACCGGTGAGTAGATTAGGTGGTAGCAGCTTTGTTATGGATGATGGTGATGTTAATGGTCAAAATGAATTACTTCGATTAAGAACTAGAACAGGTCACCAAATATTAATGCATAATAGTCAAGATTTAATTTATATTGCTAATAGTAAAGGTACTGCATGGATTGAGATGACTAGTAATGGTAAGATTGATATATATGCTGCCGATAGTGTTAGCATTCATAGTGAAAAAGATTTTAATTTTCGTGCCGACCGCGATATTAATATTGAAGCAGGTAGAAATGTACATGTTCGTGCTGGAAAAAACATGGAAACAAATATAACAGGATACAACTATCTTGTAGTTGATGGTGATCAAAAAATTGCAATAAGAGGGTCGCATGATGAAACAATTGGATCATCATCAAAAATAACAGTTGGTGCAAGCTACGAGGTTGAAGCTATTACTGCTGTCAATTTTGAAACTAAAGCTGCATTTGGAATAGCGGCCGAAGGTAGTATAAGTTTAGGTACAGCTTCTGTTCTTAATTTAGGAGCCAACGGTGATGTGCTAGTATCTGGTTCAAAAATTCATTTAAATGGTCCTAGTGCGGCTGCTCCTGCCGCAATAAGTTCTGCAAGTATTCCTCCTAAACTTACTATATTCAGTTTGCCCGATAAACAAGTCACATATGGATGGAGTGATGGTAAGTTTTATAATACAGGAACTATTAAAACAATCATGCAACGTGTACCTACACACGAACCCTGGCCTCAACATGAAAATATTAATAGTACTAAATTTAGTCCTGAGGCAACCGATGTTACTCTTGCAAATGGTCCATCTACAGATAGCTCTCCTGCAAGCACTAGGGTCGCTGCTGGGGTTCCTCCCAATCCTGCTGCTAGAATACAAGAGCCTGCAAATCAGCCTGAAGTCATTCCAGGAACTTGTACTACTGAATATTCTAAAGAGATCAATGTAGCTTCGGCAGCGTTGGGAATTGCTGCAATTAAAGCAGCATGTGCAAAATATGGCATAACAAGTCCTAATGCTGTGGCAGCATTATTAGGGATTGCAGGTGGTGAGTGCCGCTGGACACTGGTCAACGAATCATTTAATTATAGTGTAGATAGGTTATTACAAGTATTTCCTAGTGTGTTTAAAGGTGATACTGCTCTTGCACAACAATATGCAGGCAATCCTAACAACAGTCTACCTGAATTTTTGTATGGATATACAACAGCAAAGGGCAAAGAATTAGGAAACACCCAACCGGGAGATGGCGAAAAATACATAGGTCGTGGTTATATTCAGTTAACAGGTAGAGGTAATTATACTAGATATGGGCAAATGATAGGAAAAGACTTAATAAACAATCCTATCCTTTTAAGTGATCCTACAATTGCAGCAGAAGTAAGTGTGAAGTATATGTTAGATAGGGTTAATGCTACTCAAACTGATACAGACTATGTGGAAAAAGCAATTCATGCAATTGGGTTTTGCACTACAGATATATATACTAAGAAAAAAGGGTTTTATGAATGTTTCCTCGGTCAGTTACAGAGAAAAATTGTTAGTACTGGAAGTGGCGGTATATTAAGTGACGGTAGCGGCAATCCTATAAAAACTGGTTTGTAATATGGTAATAAATATATCATGCCTTACAAGAACTTAGAAATTAATCCTACAAATTATAATAGTCAACATACTAATAAGTTGACACATTATTATAAAGGATTTAGTACTGTTAACCCTGACAATCTAGGATCTACTCTCTATGATTTTAATTTAATAAAACAAAATATTCTTAATCATTTGAATACACGGAAAGGTCAACGAGTGATGAATCCTAAATTTGGTACAATTATTTGGGATATATTAATGGAGCCGTTAACATTACAAATTAGAAATGCATTAACTACAGATATTGAAGAAATTTGTACGTTTGATCCAAGAGTATACCCTACTCAAATTCAGATTAATGAGTACGAGCAAGGGTATGTAATTGATATCATTTTAGTAATGAAAAATACTGACCAATCAGAAGCAATAAAATTAACGTTTGATCAAAAAATTGGATTATCGTTACAATAATATATGCATTTAATTTTTACAATAAATACGGTATCTAGAAAAAAATATGATTCCTTCAACTAACACTCAACTGCTTGTCGGAGAAGATTGGAAAAAAATATATCAATCTTTTCGTACTGCTGATTTCAAATCTTATGATTTTGAAACTTTAAGACGTACTATGATTTCTTATCTTCAGGAAACATATCCTGAAGATTTTAATGATTTTATTGATAGCAGTGAATATATTGCTCTTATTGATCTAATTGCTTATCTAGGTCAAAATTTAAGTTTTCGAATTGATTTAAATGCACGTGAAAATTTTCTAGAAACTGCCCAGCGTCGAGATAGTATATTACGGTTAGCACAACTAATTAGCTATCGTGCTAAACGCAATACTCCTGCAAACGGCTTTTTAAAAGTCACCGCAATTTCTACAACTGAAAGTATTATTGATTCTAATGGTAATAATTTAGCTAATACTACTATCGGGTGGAATGATTCTACAAATCCTAACTGGTATCAACAATTTATCAATATTATGAATTCGGCTATGAGTTCTAATTTTGGAAATCCTGCAGATCGTCAAACACTTGATGGTATACTAACTGAACAATATTATTTTAATGGGGCAACTCTTGATGTGCCGTTGTTTAATTACAATAAAAGCATTGATGGAGTGCAAATGGGATTTGAAGTTGTACCGTGTACGTTTGTTGAAAAAACTTTTGTATACGAGGCTGCTCCTGAACCAGCAAATAAATTTAGTTTTATATATAAGAATGATAATCAAGGATCTGGCAGTGCTGATACAGGGTTCTTTACAATGTTTAAACAGGGATCGCTGAGTGTGGCCCAGTTTACATTAGACAATCCTGTTCCGAACGAGATTGTAGGAATTAATACCCCCGACATTAATGATACTGATGTTTGGTTATGGCAATTAGATAAGGATGGAAATTTTTCAACACTGTGGACAGATGTTCCAACAATTAACAATAGTAACAATGTAATTTATAATAGTCTCAATAAAAGTTTAAGAACTATATATGCAATTACTC